CCTTTAAACGCTTGCTGACCAAACAGACCTACGTTGTCAAACGTACCGCTAGCGTAGAATGCTTTGCTATCTACAATGCGTGACTTAGTCCCTGTCTGTGCGCCTGTGTCCTTGTCATAGTATGGGTAGTGGTGTTTGCTTATCTTACCCTCTGTGTCGTACTCAACAGTAACCCCAAACTTCTTACAGGTCTCCTCAGAGATACGTCTATCGGGTATTGATGCTACTACTCCAGTCATTTCCAGTTTCCTATTAGTCTTTGGTTTACTCTCTATAACTTCGCCTGTGGCTCTCTCGTAGTGTGAGCAACCGCCTGTAAAACAGACGGCATGCCCATCGGAGTACCTCGCTAAGTTATTCTTTGAGCCACACGATGGGCATGGCTCATGTCTAACAAAGTGAGAGTCATTTGACATTAGAAGTCACCGCCACCGTCTGATGGTTCTGCTAACTCTAATACCTTTACCTTAGACAGGTAGGTTGACGTTCCGTGTACTGGGTGAGGTTTACCCTCAGCATACTGTACGCGCACCTTTGAACCCCGCGTCAGACGACCACTAAAGTCGTTACCATCTGCATCGTAAATAGGTACTTCGTATTTAGTGCTGAACTTACGTTGAGACGTTCCTTCGTACTCGCGTAGTTTGACACCCTGATTGGCTAGCTTATCTGCGTCAGCAGGTTCTAGCGATAGGACTAGTGAATACTTGCCCGTTGATTGACCCTGATATTCTTCGTGTTCGTCAAGGTTAGCGAACGCTACGTTTCCTTCTAATACTGCCATAGTAATTTACCTTCATATAATTAATTAAAGATTACCTTAGGATACTTTAGAATTTAACTTTAAAGGTTATAAACTAAAGTACCTAAGAATATTATATCACGTTTGTTTGCCGATTGCAACCTCCCATAAAGCTAATTATTACTCCTAATTATATCACGTTCCTCAGCCGTTGACCAGTTCTCCTCTATAGCCTCGTCCGATGCAGAATGACAGACTGAACATAAGTCTAAGTATTCATCAGTCACTCTGTCACGCTTCCTAAGTTCAGCCTCAGTCAATATGACGTCACAGGCTTTACATCTACTCATAATCAATCTCCTTGTAGGGTCTACCGTAGGTAATCACAAGGAATGGTAGCATTAATACTACTCCTTCAAAGGGCATTGTGCTGTGTTCCTCTGTCTCGCTGTTGTATGTCCACACGGGACGGCTATCTACAAATTCAAGGTCGCATCCGACACCATTACGTAACTCTATTGTAAACAATCTATTGAATATAACTGTGTTAATCATCTTCTTTAACTCCTAGTCTAGTTTTAACTTCCTTTATACGTTCCCTCATCTCTACCTCATCTATTGGTTCATAGTCTGGTTCTTCTACCTCCTTGTATGGTTTGTAGTAGCCTCTTTGTTCTTCATAGTCGCTGAAGTCATAGCTTGGGCAATCGTCTACCCTGCAATATTCTCTAGCCATTGTCATTTGCTCCCATTTGTTGTGCGTATGCGTAACCAGTCCTATAACCCTCTGTATACTCCTTATTGCTTTCTTCTGACTCATCAAAGGCGTATGAATGCAAAGCGTCATATTCTCCCCTCTCAAAGTCTGTGAGTTCCTTATAGTACTGGTACATAGTTAAATACTTTTCATCAGCCTCATCTTCAAGCTGACTTTGCTCTCTGTAGTCTTTACTCATTATTTTATCTCCTGTTTATCCCAACTTGAAAATCTTAAATAATCGCTCAGCTTCATAGGTATAAGCGTCCACTCTATAAAATCAGCGTCAGTATATCTATGCCCATAAACGTAGTCAACTATTTTACCGTCCTGAATAATAGCTAGATTAGCTGTATACTTATCGCCATTATCATCAGCACCCCAAATTTCTACGTGGTACTCATCAGCTACCGCCTGTTTATCTCCGTACCTTATCAAGGGAGCAGGTGTTTCCTGAGTCTTCTCAGCCTCAAGCCAAGCATGCTGACTTAATTGTGGTCTAGTCATGTAAACTCTCCATATAATCAAAATTCACTATTTTAATGCTATCTTTACAATCAGCCATATTTATTATATAGCCGTATTTTAACCCGTCATTGTCTGTATATATCCCGTCATAGGGATTAGGGAAACAATGCTCAAACTCGTCTAACGGTGCTTTAAACGTCCCATCATGCGATAGGACAATACCCTTATCAATATACCCTGTTTTCGTCCAGTTCTCCTTTTTAAATAACATAATCTGCAACCCTCACCAATTATGAATGACACCCGCTATGATAAACAAACAGGTCACAAAATTCAATCCTACGATTACACTGCGTACTAGTGCAATATAATCAGCTTCTCTATCTGTAGCACCTGACTTCTCGCCAAGTGCTTTTGCCCATATACGCCATAGTTTAAGCATTGTCTCTCCTTAAACACTCCGATATTGCCTTTTCCTTAGCTAACTCAATATCATTTGAGTAGTGTATTGTGGCTACCTTAGTGCTTGCGGTAATACCTGTTTTATATACTTCAAACCACCCTGCACCCTTATCTAGTACCCAATGGTTTGAACCCTCAAACGCTATTTGTTTGACTGAATAACTCATAATATAGACCTTAATAAAGCCCACCGTTTCCAGTGGGCTTCCCTATGTTATTATTTAGCTAGTATTTTGTTTACTCTCTGACAAAATGTTTCTTTTAACTTTGCATCCTGTAAAATCATGTTTATCATTACTATTACTGGAATCCCTGTTTCGTTTGCCATTTCCGCTGTTACTTGATTTTTAATTTCTAAGTTTGTCATTTTGTTCCACCTGTTTAAGTAAGTTATGTTTCACATTATAACCACTAAAAATAGGTTGTCAATACTTTTTTTTAAATTATTTTAAATTTATTTTATAACCCCTGTAAATACTTGAATCACCACCATTGCATAAATGCTAGTAATTGACACATTCCACAGCACTGCGCGTATCTTGTCGCGCTGTTGCTCCCGTTCAAACTGTTTTAACGCCAAATAGCGCTCTGCTGAATAATTCATAATAAACCCCTTGTATTAACTGTTAATCCATTCGTCATACGTTTTTAAGGGCTTGCCTGTTGTTATATCTAAGCCCTCGCCATTGTCTGCCAGTTCCAAATATAACTGGTACTCGCTATCATTAGAACCGCGCGCTTTAGTTTGCCAATCGGTATTGTATTGTAATTCCATAATATAAATCCTCATATAATCAATTTGGCTCGTTAGAGCCGTTCTAAGCCATTTTACGGCTAACCTATAGTTACCTACTAATAAACACTAGAAAACGCCCTACAAGGGAATCTAGGGCGTTCTGTGGTGCTTACTCTCCTATTGCTATAAGTTTATCTACTATTTTAATATCTAAGCGTTGATATTCTGATTCAGTTAATATACCTAAATTATACAGGTTGGTAAAACTGTTTATTAACTGCTCTAAATCTCCGCTATTATTAGCGTTGTTTATTCTATGTACTGCTGATTTATAGTTACTGTTCATTTTATGCAACCTCTTTAGATTGTTTAGCTTGCTCAAGGTTATTAATAGCCTCATTGTAGCCAATGACAAACCCGAACATTTCCTCTTTACTATTGAACCGCTTAAGGTCGTAACCGTACTGATGCCCAAGCGTAATAGAATATTTGTTAAACTGTACGCCCTCAGCTAGTATTTTTTCACGTGTTGCAATATGGTCATAGCCGTAATTTTGTACGTTAAGATGGAACAGGGCGCACTGTGCCGCGTAATAATATTTGTTATCACCTCTTAATGTGAATGTAATATTCTCTTTAGCCGCTTTAAATTCAGCATCTTGTTTAGCCGCTAGGGTTTCTAATGTGTCGTTTAATTTGTTCATAATATAATCACCTGTTAAAAGTTAATGTTTAAATAAATATAATAAAGCCTACTGGTAAAGTCAATAGGCTTGATATATTTACTTATTGTTAATATAACCCTCAGCAGTATTGATAAGGTCGCGGTAATAATGAACTTCGCCCTCAATGTCTGTAGATTTTGGTTCTACTTCGCGCCAAGCTCGGTCAGCCTCAGCCTCATATGTAAAAACTATTTCACGCCATTTTATTTCTAATTCGTTTATTGTTTCCATAATTGCCTCATAGTCGTTTAATGTATCCATTGTATTTTCTCACCTGTTTTAATT